GTTTCTTTTCTGCTCCACTTACTAGTGGAATAGTCTGCATATCCACCTTTACTGGTTTTGGTAACAGTAAAATCCAATCCAGCGGTGTAATCTGTAGGCATGCTTTCTAGTTCTGGGTCCATTAGTGCAGCCTTGATTAAATTAAAGATCTGGGGACTAATGACGAATCTACGAATAGGATTCTCTGGTGTTTTGTCGTCCGCCAATGGATTCTCTCTCACAAAACCTTGGAACAAGTAACTCTTCTTCTTCCAATACTTACGACCCATTTCTTCTAGTGCTGGATCTTTGAACCAAGTACGAACCTCGGCTAGAATAGGACAAGCATCGCCATACATTTCCACGCATGGTACTTGCACTACTACAGGTTTTGAATCTGACTGTCCTTTGATGCCTGCAAACGGCAAGCGAATCATCAGTCGCTCAACCCAAAAGAATGAGTTTTGTGTGTTGGCGTCGGGTAAGAATCGAATTTTTGCACTTGAACCTTCTGGAATGTTCCAGTGTGCATAGATGGCGTTGTCGCCTTGTGATTGTCCGCCTTGCGAACGTGTTTCTTGCGCTTGTAGTTTAGCGCGAATTTCTGCTAATGAAGTGGCCATAATGTTTCTCCTTATAAAATGCCATAATGTTTGTGCCTGGATATACAACTGCACCGTGCAATTGTATAACAATACTATTTATCAAGTCAAATAAAAATTGTTTATTTTTTAACCAAACCTGCAAGCTTACGCAAAAAGCCTAGATCTTCCTGAACAACCGGTTGATCCATTGTGGTTGCACCAACTGGCTGTGGCGCAACATCGGGCTGAGTAGGAGCTGGTTGAGTATTAGCGTTTTGTTGTTGTAAAATCTGCATATATTGGTTGGCCAGTGCAGTTTCTCCATTTGAAGCTAGCCATCCAATTATTGTTCTTCTTGCATCGGCATCTGGTCCTTGATTTTTACTCAATTTAATAATTGCCTGTTCTAAATCTTCGCTTTGTAAAAAGTTCAAATGAGAAATAGCGCCAAGAGCATCCAGCCCATCTATGCCTACTGCAATAGGAGTCTGCATCAAATTGTTTAGTTCTTGTTCATCTCTGTCGTCAGTATCATTATCCCAAGTTTCTTCAGTGATACCATTTGCCCAAGATTCAAACTCCAGTGTCATAGGAGTATCCATTTTCTGTTTGTGTTTGAATGCTCTAAATACATAGGGCAAGGCTTCATTAAATCTATCGTCGTAGATTTTTTTAACAAAGCGTTCACGTAGGTTATCAATGTCAATGTCTTGATCTACCTCAGGGGTTTTACCTAACATATCGATTAGTAACTGGTGCCCTTTTTTACCTCTAAAACGTTTCAAATTATCTTTAACTTCATTGTATCTGTAAATTGCAGCCTCAACCATGCCTGAAGTTTCCGCATCTTCGAATGTTCTATTTTTCATTGAACGTACAAAATGGCGCATACTAGCCATTTCTTTTACCATTTCGTTGATTAGATTGCTGCCTTCGTCGCCAAATCTTCCGCCTCTACGTAAATGATTTGCTGTAGCCCTGGCACCTTCTAAATTTACGTGGTCAAGTAAAAAACGTTCGCCCACAGGTGTTTCAATAAAAATGTGTTCAATTTGTCTTGCTCTTGCACCATGCCTGTCAGGATCAATTTGATCTTTGTGTTTAATTATCAACTTATGTGTCCCAATGTCACCAAAACTAACTCTACGATTATTGCCATGCCCGTATAGCCTACTTTCAGCTATGGCCAATTCTTCTTTATCATAGGTAGCATCTGACACACTTTGCTGTTTAATATCTTTAAGATCTAAATTACTTCGATTGATATCGCGTACATCAAAATTCAACATATTACGCCTGGCAAACTCTCTTAGGCCACGTAAGAATTTAAACCATTCTGTTTCTTGTTCTTCATTAAGCGAATCGGTGATGTTTGACCCAAAATAGACTTTAATACTATCTTCGTCGATTATACTAATGGTCACATTACCAAAATTTGTGCCATCGTCGCTTATGTAATCAAAGTTAAGAAATCGTGCCTTTTCTGGATCTGTGATTCGCTGAGCGTTTTCGTCACCAATATTCACATGATCAAATCTAGCCCTGATTTTATCAAATAAAGCTGCTGCTATTTTATCTAGTTCACGCATAATAATTTATTTATGGTTATAACTTCCAAAGTATGTATAACTGCTTAATCTTGCTTGTCCAGATTTAAGCACAGTGGGCACAGCGTGCCATTGATTAGAATTATTTAACATTAGATATCCTGTATTTGCTTTGTACGGAAATTTGTAGCGTACTTTCCATGGTACACTGGTGTCATAGTAAAACACTGTACCTAAATTTTCATCACAGTTAGTTAGATAAATTTGCATGGCGTTAGGCAAAGCTCCGTCAAGATGTATATTAGTAGTAAAACCTTCTGAATCATACCAAAAACTGCTCCAACAATCATATTCATTAAAAGTTACACCAATGGAATCTGCTATATAAGGTCTTATCTCATTGAGATGTTTATCAATCAAATGCAGCGGGCTATGATTTGGTGGTATCAATTTGCGTCTCTTCCAGTTTTCCTGTCCTTGTTGTAATTCCCAATTGTATGATGTTACATCTAGATTGGCAATTTGCTCAATTAAATTACTTGGTATAATATTTTCAACGCAGAATAGATCTTTTTTTTCATCAACGGCAATTATTTTCATATCAATATAAAGGGCATAGGAGAAAGATAATCGTCTGTTTTGTCACGCAATTTCTCGTCTAACTCTGCATCATAACTTTGGAGAGATTGGATCATTCTTAAAACCAACAGCGTGCTGGTAACTAAGTCGTCTGTTTCTCCTACTTTAGCAGCAAAGCCGGCGCCGCTAGCTACAAAAGTTTTAAGCTCACTGATTAAGTTTTTACTTGACAATATCATTTTACGATTTTCAATTAAATTTTTTAATTTGGCACAAACTGCTAATTTTGTTTTGTTAGTTGTAGTAAATCCTTTTCTATGCAATCTTGCCTGTCCGGCCTTTACAGGTTGGCTCAAAAAAGTGCCTTTAATATTTTCTTCGCCAAACTCTGCTATAACCACCAGAGCAGCTTCGCCTAGTGTGTTGTTTTCTACACTGTAGTAAATGTCATTTGATGTTCCAATTGTATCGTATATGTATTCGCAAATTTCTTTCAATATTGTAATTTGTCTTTGTATAGGTGTTTTGTTATGCTGCCATTCTGCCACCTGAATCATAGATGGCAGTTCGAAGACCTGTATAGCGGCTGGATCGCCACCTGTGCCCAGACTGGGATCCAATGCTATCACATAGGTCTTAGAACGTTGAGGTTTTTGATACCAACGTACTTGTCCCTGCAATTCAACTGGATTTTTGCCTTGAAGTTCACTCAGAGTAATACTATTGATCAGTGTCTCATCAAAAATTAAAAACTCGCATCCGTGTTCGCGTCTAAAACGTTCTTCACCAATTCGACCAATTTCTTCAGCTTTCCATGTATCGTCTCGATCTGGATGTTCCCACCAGCTGGCTTGATATGGTTTAAATCCGTTAAGTCCAAGACCGTCTGTGCGAGGATTTCCAAATTCATCAAAGCTCTTGTTGGCCTGTTTCCAGATAAAGGCGAACTGGTCTTCGTCTGAATTCGGAGTGCTAGTAATAATTGCTTTACCGCCAGTACTGAGCGTAGGAGAAATACTTGTCCAAAACTCTTTTGCGATTGTGGGGCGAACAAACGCAAACTCGTCACAATATAGTAGTGTGATACTCATACCCCGGCCGGTCGTTTCTGTAGTTGTTTGACTTACTATACGTGACCCATTTTCAAAATCAATGGAGCCTTTATTGTAACTGGTTACGCCTGCTCTAATCCAGTCTGGACAAAGTTCGTAGGCATAGCGTACACGCTGCATAATTTCTTGTGCACCTGTGTATTTGTGTGCAGCAATTAAGATTGTGGAATCGGGACGAAACATGGCAAACCATAATAGATAACCAGCTGCACTTGTGGTTTTGCCTGTTTGTCTAGGCATTAGACTAATACTAAATCTATTGTTGTGATAAGTATCTATAAGTTTCCGTTGATACTCAAAAGGTTGATATAGCATTTTGCCCCTAACCGGGTGCTGAATGTAGAAATAGTTGCTCATGAAATATTCAGGTCCTGTGTCCGGATCTGCACACCGCATAAATTCTACTATTTGTTCTTCAGAAAAATTGACCTTTTGATACGGACTCTTTATAATACTAGTTTCAGTGCTTTTCATACTAATACTTATGAGCCATACTTTACTTTTGAACAAAGATTACACGCCAATTAGTGTGTTGCCACTTAGTGTCATTCATTGGCAACATGCAATTAAGCT